TTGCATACTGAATGCTCTAGGTTCCATCGTTATGCCCCCGCGAAAGTCTTATAGATACTGGCTGCGCCAAGACCCGTACCAACAAGTTGTTGTGCTAGCCCCGGCGTGGGGGCTGACTGCGTTGTGTTTGTATTAGCTGCAACCGGCACACCCTGTAGCAAGCTGCTGTACTGCTGCAGTTGCTGGTTGTAATAGTCCCGCTGGTTCAGGAAGTCCTGATACTGCTGACTCATAACCGACTGGTCCATCGCCTGCTGTTGAGCCGCCGTCCCTTGCTGCTGGCCGTACATAGCCAAATCGCTCTGCTGCTGCGCAGTGCCAAGGTTAGCAAGTGTCTGAGCCGACTGGTTAGCTTGAGCCAAGCCTGCCAGCCCCTGCTGCGCACCAAACTGACGCGACTGCTCTCCAAGCTTCTGACCTTCAAGGTCAGCTTGTTGGTTCGACTGTAGCGCGGCAAGGCCCGTTTGGGCACCAAGCTGCTGGGTACTGAGCGCAGCACTAAGGTTTTGCTGACCTGTAGTAAGACCCGCCTGCTGGTTAGCCAGCGCCGCCTGCATCGCCTGTTGTTGGTTAAGCCCCTGCTGTTGAAGCTGAGCCGCTTGGTTTTGCACATTGGCCTGCTGCTCAGATGACAAATTAGCCAACGAAGTCTGAAGTCCCGTCTGGGTACCAAGCTGCTGTGTCTGTAGATTAGCGCTAAGGTTTTGCTGGCCTGTGGTAAGCCCAGCCTGCTGGTTAGCGAGTGCCGCCTGCATCGCTTGCTGGGCGTTCATACCCTGAGCTTGGAACTGCTGGGCCTGATTGTTAACCCGCGACTGCTGTTCGTTTGTGAGGTTAGCAAGCGCAGTCTGCGTACCTGTCTGGGTGCCAAGCTGCTGCGTCTGCAAATTAGCGCTAAGGTTTTGCTGGCCCGCTTGCTGTTGCGCTGCTTGCTCTGTGTTAAACTGCTGCTGCGCGTTTTGAAACGCTTGCTGTGTCCCCTGAGCTTGAATGTTTCCAAGCTGAGTACCTAGATTGCGCTCACGCTCGGTAGCAGCAAGAAGCTGGCGGGCACCACCATAAGTACCCTGCCGTACAGAGCCGAGGTTCTGGGCAAGCTGTCCCTTCTGCGCATCACGGATCGCTTCGTTCTTCTGAACGTCAACCACATTCTGCATGTACGGCGACATGTACTGCTGGGCCTGAGTGGAGCCGAAACTCCCCGGCCCCTGCATTTGGAAGTAATTGAGGTCAGGCTGGTACCCAGTCTGCGCGCCCTGCATATCCTGAGACTGCACGTTGCCGCCCTGCACATTACCCGGACCCTGCATTTGGTACTGGTTGAGGTTTGGCTGGTATCCGGTTCGGGCAGTACCCATCTGGGGGGCGTTCTGGCTCCCACCCTGCACATCACCCGGCTGCTGCATAGAGTATTGCTGCAGGTTCGGTTGGCCGATCTGCTGGGCGTTAAACTGATTTGGGTTATACTGGCTTGCATTAAGAGCACCAAGACCGGCAGTGGCAGCAAGCTGTGAGCCTGCTTGGAACTGACCCGGCGTCTGCTGGTTGAGGACATTCTGCTGAACTTGCTTCTGCTGGTCAGTAAAGCCCGCAATGCGTTGAATGGGGTTACCGCTAGCGTCCTGATACGGTTGATAATCCGTTGTCAGGTTTGCCTGCGCACGGTTCAAAAGATCAGTGTAATACGGCTGTGCGTAAGCCGGGAGGTTGGATGTCTCCGACTTCACATATTGCGTGCTAGTGCCACCGCCACCACTACCCATCGTAACCTCCTAGACCTTCTTCGCGCATTGGCAGTTCAAATACTTGCCACATGGGGCGGTAACCATCATCTTTAAATATTTTGGCCCAACCAAGACGTGCACTGGACTCTATGCCGTTACAGCCGTTGTCGTAAGCCCAACGCTGCATAATGTCGAGCATCTTGTCTTTCCATGTAGGACCCTCATGGCCCGCTATAAACGCCAGTTCGAGATATTTCTTGCGGGGGTATGCTTTAAGCGCAGTTACTAACGCGCCCAACATGCGTTCCTCATCAAACACTATCCAGAGGTGATGGTCGTAGTGAAGTAGCGCATCAAGAATATCGAGTGCTTCATACCGCCCGTTAGTTACGTTGGCGGCACTCTCCATAAACTCTGCAACCTTATCCCATGCGTCCATAGTCCGGTCATATGGTACAAGACTGACATGGATGTCGCTCATACCGCGCGCAACCCTTTAGCTATGTTAAGGCCTTTGCCGCCGCGAACGGCTTGCTTGCGTGATTGCTCTGCTCGTTTCATCAAGGCATAAAGTTTTTTAGTGCCGCGTTTCTCGCTTCCCTTACCAAGACGGCGCACCGCCTCAGGGGGGAAGTGGACTTCACCATTCGCAACACGGGCTTGCTGCCCACCAATGCTAGCACGGATGTCATCGCTTATACCATTACCCCTGCCACGGATTGGAATACCACCAAGACCGGAAAGAATCCGCTGCCCTGCATCAGTGCTACCTTTGCCAAACTCGGCAGTCTCCCGAGCAGGCATTACAAACGAACCAGCGCTCATATGAACTGGACCACCATCAGCATAGCCTAGCTGCTTTTGTTCCTCTTCTTCTTGCTGGCCCATATATGGCTGCTGCGAGAACGAGTACATCGGCTGGCCTTTTTTGGCATTCGGGTTGAGCATGGGCACCGTAAGCATTGTACCCGGAGCAGTGTTTGACCCCGGCTGAACCAGTTGCCCTTGCATGTTAAGTACACCCGGCACTGAGCGGTCAAAAAATTTGCGCTCCCCTGAGAAGGCAGGGTCAGTAAGTTCCGCAACTTTTGGCATAGCAATAACATTGCGCTGCTCGTTAGTGTACGGACCTTGATAGGAGTTATCTATTGCCCCTGAAGACTTATCACCGCTACCAGAGGGCGTGAATGCGTTGGAGATGCCGCCGTACGCACCAGACATAGCAAGAGGAACAGCAGCCTTGGCAAACATCCCCGTAGCTGCAGGCCCGCCGCTAAGCGGTACGCCCTTAGCAGTATTAGCAAAGCCCTGCATGAAACCGCTGAGGCCTTTTTTAACGACTGCTTGAGCAACAGGAGCTACAGCACTAGTAGCAGCAGGAGCCACAACGGCAGGAGCTATAGAAGCACCACCACCAGCCACAGTAATACCAGAAGCAGGAACCGCAGCGGGGACCGCAGCAGTAGTTGGTACAGCCGCGCCGCTGATAGCACCCTTGATGCCGCCAGCTAGTGAAGCGCCGCCAAATGCGCCGAGGCCAGCCATAAGACCTTTTTTAAGGTCACCTGTAATTGCGGTAGCACCTGCACCGACAAGAAGACCCGTGCCAGCAGCACTACCAATACCACCTAGCGCACTACCGATAGCCGAACCAACACCGGGGACAATGAAGTTCAGGCCCATACCAATAATCATCGGCAGCAGCTGACTAAGAAAGCCAGCTTCTGGTAGGCCGGTGTGTGGGTTAATCGTAAGTGAACCGCCGTGTGCCATAGCAAGAGCCTGCAACCCACCAACTTCTTTCGGGGTCATGTGGACCAACATCGAGTCATCGCCACGCCCGCGTGACTGAAGCTGCTGCGCCAGCGGGTTAAGGCCCTGTGACTGTGCCATCTGTTGAGGGTCCATCGTTAATTCCTATACCGAAGTCACGGTTTGCCACGCGGTTCCGCTATACACGCTTAGCTTGCTTAGTGTAGTATCAAAAACAACCCAGCCCGCAGCGGGGGTAAGGGCGTTCTTCTCGGTGGTAGTTACGTTCTTGGTGGCGAGAATACCGTTAAACGTATCGGCAGTATACTTCTGAGCGTTGTTAGGCGTGTTGGAGTCTAGCTGCGAGAAGTATAGCTCAAGGGCACGGATAAGCTGCCGGACATACTGGGGGTCATACTCCCCCGACGGATTAGGAAGCGGCGGCGCACGGAAGCGGTCTAAGGCCATCAGCGGCGTCCATCAGGACGTACGTCGAGCCTAGGACTTCCCAACTGCCACTGGGTTCCAAGGTTATCCGAGATAATCTTTAGCGCCATCTGACGGGCGCGGATGCGCAGGAAGACCTGCCCTGTATAGGCATCGACTGAAGTTTGGGTCACTTGCGCCGTATCGTCAGTGTTAGTGTTGAACGCATTGCCGGGGAAGTTCCGGCTCCGGACCTCGATGGTAACTTCAGGATTATTAGCGGTCGAGCCAGCAAAATCAATATCAGGAATAATGCGCCTGCTGAGCATGAACTGCTCGCCATCCGCAAGGTCGAAGTCATTTGACTGGATATACGCCTCCATAGCCAGCGTGTCGTCATCGACACCATCTTCATGGTTATAAAGATAGCCAGTAGTGTACGTAGTGCTGTTACTAGTAGTGGCCTGCGGGAAGGGACGTAGCGGAGTGTCAAGCCAAGCCGTGCGCTCGATGCTGCCATAATACCAGATTTTATCGAGGTAGTTGTACACTACGTAAGCGTCGTTCCAGTTAGACTCCGGTTTCTCCGAGGTCGGCTTAGTGGGGTAGAACCACCAGACTTCATTCCACTGCTCGTTAGTGCCAGAGATAACTTGAGCGGACTGATCGGTGTTGATGTTGTTGAACACATGAAGTGATAAAGTACAGTCCAGCGTTTCGACGCGGCCTGTGTAAGCGTAGAACTTATCTTGGCCCATCCAGTAGGTAATGTTAGCCGCAGAAATCATTGACCTTGAGGACATTACCGAGATGTTATCCGCGTACTCCTGAACTCCGAATACGTCAGTCGTACCTAGGAACTGCAGAGTGTAAAGATTACTGTCTGTCCAGACGAGGATTTCCTGCCGGGTAGCCATACCGCGCACGATACGAGAACCGCGAGATATACGCAGGAAGCCAGCACTGCTTGTATCCGGTGTTGGGTCCCATTGACCGGGGCTATCCTGAGATGCCCAGCGAATAAGCATAGGGTCGAAGTCCGCAGTGCTGACGCTACCAAAAGGCACAGCCCCGAAAGCTAGCAGGTGCTTATCCTGCTGCGAGACCATAAGCTGCATAACCTGTATAGGCACATCGTTGGCGCTGAAACTTTGGCTTGTGGCGTAGGCTTGTAGCGTTATGGCGTGAGTTGCCAGCGGGGTAGATGGGTCAGCGGTTGCGTCGCGCTCCCAGTAGTAAGGAGCGCCGTTACGGATATTAGCAACAAGATCGTTGTCGAAGTTATCGAAGAACCAGTCGCGCTGCGGTAAGTTTACACTTCCCGTACTAGAACCGAGACCCCAAGCATCACGCCCCCAAGAACCTACACCCCAGCCGGTACCGGCTGTCGCAATGGGGTATCCCGGCTCGATTTCGGTTTGTACTGTAAAGCTAGCGTTACTCACAGAGGCATTGGAAGTCGCCGCCGTGGTAGTAGTAAACGTGAAGCTGTTAGCCCCGGTTACCGTAACCGTGCGTACGCCGTTAATTTCGGCTGCAGGGACGCCGCCTAGTGCCGACATGCCAGCAATCAGCACCGGCTCGCCAGTAATAACCCAGCTAGGGAGCGCAGTCGCCGTGGTAACCGTGACGAGCTTAATAGCGTTAACTACTGCAAATGTATTTGATCCCGCCAGTGCTGCGGCGAAGGGCGTGATATCAAAATAATACCCTCCGTTCTCAATGTAGAGTTTTTGATCTGTACCTAAAGCAAGGAAATTATCGCTAAAGGTAGTGATCCAACTCCACAGCTGACGGCACACACCAGCAAACGCCGTGGGAGTAGACTTTACCCAGCCGCCAAGCTTTGTTGGATAACCTTCGTTGAACCTGATTTTGTCGCACTCATACCAGCCGCCCTCACCCGAGTAGTCGGTCTGGTCCCGGTTAACCCCCGGTCGGAACTGGAGCTTAATGAACGACACTTAGCTCTCCTTAAGTATACGCGAACGAGATTTCGCCGCGCGCACCGACACCCGAAGTGATGCTATCACTACCATTACCGCCACCACCCGGAGCTACGCTTGCCGCTGCGCCAGACGCTGCCACACCGCCGGTAAATATTCCGCCAGCAGAACCTGAAGTGTTGGTATCACCACCTGACGCAGTACCACCCGTGCCGCCACCGCCAATTTGGCCGCCCTGACCGCCGCCGCCCGACATATTTACAGACCCACCCGAGGGTGAGCCAGTTACCGTAGATGCCGCACCGTTGGTACCGTTTTGATCGAAGCCGCCCACGCCTGCAACTTGCGGGGCGACCGTGTAAGTGAAGGTGTTTCCACCCGTGACCGCGATAGCCTTCACCGATCTAGCAGAGCCGCCGCCGCCGCCGGGTTGATAAGTTTGGTCATCAAAAGCGCCCGAGCCACCCGCGCCGTCAACGGTAATAGTGCAGCTACTGGCTCCCGAGGGCACAGTCTCAGTCGCCGCCGTGCCGGACGTGTAGGTGTTGGTAACGGGCGGAAAGGCAAAAGCGCTCAGCAACGCCATCTGGATGCCACTCATTAGCTCAGACCTGCGCCAGATACGAACCACACGTTTGTATCGACCTTGATCCAAGTTGCCA